CAACTCCCCGCGCTAAATCCACGCAAAACCAATAAATTACCCCCATCGACCAGGCGAACGGCTGACCCCGTCCGCCGATCCAAGGCTCGGGGCGGCGCACCCAACCGGCGCCGCCCCAATTTTTCAAACACCCCGCGAAAAGGGGCGGCACGGCATCCGGAGCCGGCCGCCCCGCGTTGAACCATCCGGCATGGGAGGTCCCCATGGGCGATCTGACCAAGAACTTCAGCCGCCGCGAGTTTGCCTGCAAGTGCGGCTGCGGCGCGGCCGACATCGATCGGCGCCTGGTGGCCATTCTGCAGCAGATGCGCGAAGCCGTCGGCCGGCCCCTGTCCATCACCAGCGGCGTGCGCTGCCTGGTGCACAACAGCCGGGTGGGCAGCAAGCCGACCTCGGCCCATGTGTCCGGCCAGGCGGTGGACGTGGCCTGCTTCGACAGCCACCTGCGCCACGAGCTGGTGCGCCTGGCCCTGCAGGCCGGCATCCACCGGATTGGCGTGCACAAGCACTTCGTGCATCTGGATGTCTCCGAAACCCTGCCGCAGCAGGTGCTGTGGATGTACTGACAGGCTGAAGGCCTGTTTCCAACTGCCAACCGATGGAGGTCCCATGCTTTCGCAACTTGTTGGATCCGCACGTAAAAGCTTTGCTCTGCTGACAGGCCTGCTGTTGCTGACCCTGCTGCTGCCGAGTCTGGCCCTGGCCGAAACCGCCGGTCTGGGCGAACCCCTGGCCGCGCTATTGACCCAGACCGTGACGCCGCTGTTGGGCGCGCTGCTGCTGGCGCTGCTGAGCTGGGCCATGGCCAAGCTGGCCGCCAAGTGGAAGCTGGATTTTCTGATGCGCAACCAGGAGCTCATCGAGAAGGCGGCCTACAAGGGAATCTGCTACGCCGAGGAGTACGCCGCCAACAAGCTGAAGGCCGCCAACGTCAAGATCAGCTCCAGCGAAAAGCTCAACCTGGCCGTGGCGCAGGTGCTCAAGGCGGTGCCGGGCATCGAGCTGGAGACGGCCCGGGACTGGGTGGAAGCCCTGCTGGCGCGGGTTTCGGGCGCCGGGGCCACCGGTGACGCGGCCCTGCGGTGACGACCCTGATCCTGCACATCCTGGCCGGGCTGCTACCGGTGGTGGTGGCCCTGGTCGAGGAATGGAGACAACGTGAAACGCGCTACCAAACCGATTGCAACGCCATGGACCAGGCCCTGGCCCGTCACGATGCTGCTGCTGTGTCTGCTCTGTTCGAGCGCCTGCGCCCGCCGGGAGGTGTTGACGGTGCTGCCGGCGGACCGGACGGTGCAGGCCCTGCCGAACGGCAACTATGAGGTGACGCCGGCCTGGCTGCAGGACCGCTACCGCACCGAACGCTGGCTGCAGGAGCAGCTGGAACGCTGCGAGGGGCGTTGATGGCGGACGATCTGGACCGCGCCCAGGCCATCAACGAGGCGCTGCAGGCCGATGCCCTGCGCGACTGGCGCCGGCGGCAAAACCACGGCCCGAGCCGTACCGAGTGCGATGAGTGTGGGGAGCCCATCCCCGAACAACGGCGGCTGGCGGTGCCCGGCTGCCGGCTGTGCATCGATTGCCAACGCGCCCTGGAGCGGGCCACCCGGAGACGCTAATGGATTGGAAGCTGGCCTACGGCATTTTTCGCGACGTGTTGCTGGTCGTGGTGATGATTTACACCTGGTGGGGCAACCGCGAAAAGGTCACCGCCAAGCGCTTCACGAGCTTGGAGAAACAGGTCGCCGAGCGGCTCTCGACCCAGGCCCACCAGATGCTGGAAGAGGAGCAGAAAAAGGTCTGCGAGGCCCATACCCGCCGCACCAACCAGAGCGAACAGGACCTGCGCCGTATCGAAGGGGAAATCAAGCATCTGCCCAGCCAGGCCGACATCGGCCGACTGCACGCCCGCATCGATGAGGTATTCGGGCTGGTCAAGGATTTGGGCGGCGAGATGAAGGGCTCGCGCCGCCAGCTGGATCTGGTTTTGGAAGAACTGCTCAGGAGGGATAAATGAGTTTCGCCGAGGTCGTCACCGCCGATATCCGCCTGGTGATGCTGCGCGCCCTGGCCGAGGACACGGGCTACAGCCACAACGAATCGGTGCTGCAGTCGGTGCTGGAGGTCTTCGGCCACGGCATCAGCCGCGATCGCATCCGTACCGAGCTGAGCTGGCTGGCCGAACAGGGGCTGGTCACCCTGCGCGATGCCGCCGGCTACCTGGTGGCCACCCTCACCGGCCGGGGCGGCGATGTCGCGGCCGGACGGGTGACGGTGCCGGGCGTCAAGCGTCCGCGGCCGAGGGACTAGCCATGGCCCGCAAAAAGCGTCAGCCCTCCAGCGTCGATCTGCTGCCGCCCGGCGTCCGCCGGCAGCTGCAGGCCATGCTGGACAATCCGCGCATCACCCAGCTGCAGGCGGTGGAGCAGGTCAACGCCATCCTCGCCGAGCTGCGCGCCCAGGGCGACCCCGAGGTGCTCCATCCGGCCTGCCCGGAACGGGTCAGCAAATCGGCGGTCAACCGTTACGACCTGCAGATGCGCGAGGTCGGCGAGCGGCTGCGGCAGTCGCGCGAGGTGGCGGATCGCTGGATCAACAAGCTGGGCGCCGCGCCCCAGGGCCAGGTGGGCAACCTGATCAACGAGATTTTGCGCACCCTCTCCTTCGACGTGACGCTGTTCATGCAGCAGGACAGCCTGGACAAGGAGAGCGCCCCGGCCGTGGTGGGCATGTTGAAGGATTTGGCACTGACGAGCATGCGCCTGGAGAAGGCCGCGAATCTGAACGTGGAGCGGGAGAAGGAGATCCGGACGCAGGCCGCCGAAGCCGCCGCCGACGTGGCCGAGAAAACCCTTGCCGGCCAAGGATTGAGCCGCGAGTCCATCGACACCATCAAACGCGAAATTCTGGGGATCGCATGACCACTGAGCTGCCCGCATCCGTACTGCTGCCGTATCAGAAGCGCTGGGTCGCCGACGAGGCGCAGCTCAAGATCGCCGAGAAGAGCCGCCGCACCGGGCTCACTTGGGCGGAAGCGGCCGACGCCGTGCTGACGGCCGGCGCCGCCAAGGCGGCCGGCGGCAGCAATCATTTCTACGTCGGCTCCAACAAGGAGATGGCCCTTGAATTCATCGAAGCCTGCGCCATGTGGGCCAAGGTTTTCAACAAGGCGGCCGGCGAGATCGAAGAGGAGATCCTCCAGGACGAGGACAAGGACATCCTCACCTATACCATCCGCTTTACCAGCTGCTTCAAGATTCAGGCCCTTTCCTCCCGCCCCTCGAACATGCGCGGCCGGCAGGGCAACGTCACCATCGACGAGGCCGCCTTCCACGAGCAGTTGGCGGAAGTGCTGAAGGCCGCCCTGGCCCTCACCATGTGGGGCGCCAAGGTGCGATTGATCAGCACCCACAACGGGGTGGAGAACCTGTTCAACGAGATCATCCAGGACAGCCGCGCCGGCAAGAAGCGCTACAGCGTCCACCGCATCACCCTGGAGGACGCCTGCGCCGACGGTCTGTATCAGCGCATCTGCCAGGTGCGCGGCATGCCCTGGAGCCAGGCGGCCGAGGACCAGTGGAAGGAAAATCTGCTGCGCGACACCGCCACCCAGGAAGACGCCCTGGAGGAATATTACTGCGTGCCCAAAAGCGGCGGCGGGGCCTATCTCTCCCGCGCCCTCATCGAATCACGCATGGTCGAGGCGCCGGTTTTGCGCTTCGAGGGTTCGGCCGAGTTCAACGGCTGGCCCGAGCCCCTGCGCGAAGCGGAGATGCGCGACTGGTGCGAGGAGCATCTCAAGCCCCTGCTGGCAAAGCTCGACCCGAAGGAGCGCCACGCCTTCGGTGAGGACTTCGGCCGCACAGGCGATTTGACCGTGTTCGCGCCCATCGCCATCGGGCAGGACCTGCGCCGGCGCGTCCCTTTTTTGGTCGAGCTGCGCAATGTCCCCTTCAAGCAGCAGGAGCAAATGCTGAATTTCATCGTCGACCGCCTGCCGCGGCTGCAGGCCGGGGCCCTGGATGCTCGCGGCAACGGTCAGTACCTGGCCGAGCAGACCGCGTACCGTTACGGGGCCGGCCGTATCGAGTGCGTCATGTTTTCCCAGTCCTGGTACCTGGAGAACATGCCCAAGCTCAAAGCCGCCTTGGAGGACGACCTGATGAGCGTGCCGCGCGATCGCGATGTGCTCGACGACTTACGCGCCATCCAGGTGATCAAGGGCATTCCCCGCCTGCCGGAGGGGAAGACCGGCGCCGGCAAAAACCGCCACGGCGACGCCGCCATCGCCATCGCCCTGGCCTATTACGCCAGCTCCATGGATGCCGTGGAATACGCCTATCACCCGGTGCGCAAGCAGGACGAACTGCCCCGCCGGGTGCGCGCCACCGCCGGGCTGGGCCTGGGGAAAGGACTCTGGTAATGGCTCTTCTGGACGCCTACGGCCGCCCGGTGCGACTGCAGGAGCTGACCCGCGAAAAAGCCGCGCCGGTGATGGCCGGGGTGCGCAGCATCTGGGATCAGTCCGTGGCCGGCGGGCTGACTCCCCGGCGCCTGGCCGCCCTGCTGCAGGCCGCCGCGGCCGGCGATCATGACGAGTACCTGGTGCTCGCCGAGGAGATGGAGGAGCGGGATCTGCACTACGCCGCCGAGCTCGGCAAGCGCAAGCTCGCCGTTTCACGCCTGCCGATCAGCGTCGAGGCCTATAGCGACAGCGCCCGGGACGTGCAGCTGGCCGACGACGTGCGCGCCCTGGTGCGCCGGCCGGGCTTTCGCGGCCTGGTCAAGGATCTGCTGGACGCGTTGGGCAAGGGCTTTTCGGTGGTGGAGATCGTCTGGGACCGCTCCGGAGCGAAGTGGCGGCCGGTCGCCTACAAGCACCGCGACCCGCGCTTTTTCCAGTTCGATCGGGTGGCGCGCAGTGAAATCCGCCTGCGCGATGAAGCCGATCTGCTGAACGGGTTGCCCCTGGCGCCCTTCGGCTTCATCTGCCATGTACCGCGCATCAAGACCGGCATTCCGATTCGCGGCGGTTTGGCCCGGCTGGCGGCCTGGGCCTACCTGTGCAAGGGCTTTTGCGTCAAGGACTGGCTGGCCTTCGCCGAGGTGTTCGGCATGCCGCTGCGCCTGGGCAAGTACCAGGCCGGGGCCAGCGACGCCGATATCGCGGTGCTCAAAACGGCCGTGGCCAATCTCGGTTCGGACGCGGCGGCGGTGTTCCCCGATTCGATGATGGTCGAGCTGGTGGAGGTGGCCGCCAAGGGCGGCAGCGCCGAGTTCTTCAAGCTGTTGGCCGGCTATCTGGACGAGCAGGTCAGCAAGGGCATCCTGGGCCAGACCGCCTCCAGCAGCGGCACTCCGGGCAAGCTCGGCAACGAGCAGCTGCAGGCCGAGGTGCGCGACGATATCCGCGACGATGACGCCGAGCAGCTGGAGGAAACCCTGGGCCGCGACCTGGTCAAGGCCTACATCGATCTGAACCACGGCCCGCAGGAAAACTACCCCGCCGTGCAGCTGCGGGCGGCCCAGGCCGAGGACACCGTCGCCTTGGTCACCGCCCTGGAAAAGCTGGTGCCCATGGGCCTGAAGGTGGAACAGAGCGTGGTGCGCGACCGCCTGAACCTGCCCGATCCCGATGCCCGGGCCAAGCCGGAGGATCTGCTGGCGCCGCCTTCGGCCGCGGCGGCCGGGCCTGCGGGTCTGAACCGCGCCCTGAACCGGCAGCGGCCGTCCTTTACCCCGGAGCAGCAGGCTCTGGAGGAACTGGCCGACCGCGTGGCGGACGCGACGGCGGATGTGACCGGCAACGAGGCGCTGATTCGCCAGACCCTGCTGGCGGCCGAGAGTTATGACGAGGCCCTGGCGAATCTGCTGGATCTCTACCCGCGACTGCGGACGGAGGATCTGCAGGAGCTGCTGGAGCGCGCCCTGGTGAACGCCGAGCTGTTCGGCCGCTGGGCCGCCGCCACGGAGGGACGATGATCGACCTGACGCCCCTGCCCATGGAGGAGGCGCAAGCCTTCTGGCGCGGCAAGGTCCGGCTCGGCCCGGGCGAGTTCGCGCGGCTGTCCGCCGAGGCCAAGGTGCGGGCCTTCGCCGTTTCGGGCATGGCCAAGGGGGCCGAGCTGGACACGGTGTTCAGCGCCTTGCAACGGGCCATCGACGCGGGCACCTCGTTCGCGGATTTCAAGGCGGATCTGGCCGAGATTCTGGGCCGGCGCGGCTGGACCGGGCCGCGCGCCTGGCGGGTGGACAACATCTTTCGCACCAACATCCAGACCGCCTACGGCGTCGGCCGTTACCGGCAGATGCAACGGGTCGCCGCCGAACGGCCCTTTTGGCAGTACAGCGCCGTCAACGACAGCCGCACCCGGCCGACCCATGCCGCCATGGACGGCAAGGTGTTCCGGCATGACGATCCCTTCTGGGATACCTGGTACCCGCCCAACGGCTTTCGCTGCCGCTGCGGGGTGGTGACCCTCAGCGAAGCGGAACTGCACGAGCAGGGCCTGAGCGTCGAGGAGCGCGACCCGACGGGCCGCCTGGTCGAGCCGATGGATCCGCTCAGCGGCCGCAAGCTGCCGGCGCGTCTGATGATGCCGGATCCGGGTTTTGCCCACCACCCCGGCAAGGTTGTCTGGGGCGGACTGGGCGAGTCCGCGGAGAGCTCCGGCATCTGGCGGACCCTGCCGGGGCTTAAAGGTCCGGCCGACTACCGGCGGCCGAAGCTGACCGGGGTGCGGCCGGCGGATATGCCGGATTTGGACGCGGCGCGGCTGCTGCCGGCCGGGCGGCCGGACGCCTTCTACCGCCAACGGTTTCTGGAGCTGTACGGCCCGGAAAAGGTGTTGACCGATGCGGCCGGCGAGTCGGTGGTGCTGACGCTGCGGAGTTTCATGGCCGACAAGCAGACCGGGTCCTGGAAGTTCGCCAAGGGCGGCCACGGCGAGATCATCCCGCTGCTGGCCGAGATGATCGAACGGCCTTTTGAAATCTGGCTGACGCCGCAAAAAAACGCCGCCGGCCAGATTCGGCTGACCCGGCGATACATCGGCCTGTGGAAAACGCCGGACAAGCAACGTCTCGGCGGGCTGGCGGTCTTCGAGGTAGCGGACGGCGTATTCCAGGGGGTGACGGCTTTTACCCCGCTGCGCAAAGAAAAACCCGACCTGCGCTATCTCGAGGCGCAAAGGTTGGGTCTGCTGCTGACGAAGGGACGTTGACCGGGCCGGCTCACGGCCACGGTCCGCGAACGCCCGGTAGGCGGGGTGGCCCCCCTTGACGTTCGTGTTCCCTTCACCCGCACTGTACCACCGTCATGGAGGAGGCGCAATGCAGTTTCACATCGCCGCCGACGATGCCCGCGCCCAAGGGCTGCTGGATCAGATTCAGCGCCGCGGCCACGCCCTGCAGCCGGTGCTCTCGGAGATCGGCGAAATCGCCCGCACCGGCATCGAGCGCACCTTCGCCGCCGGCGGCCGGCCGCACACATGGAGCCCCTCGGCCCGGGTGCGCCGCGAAGGCGGCCAGACCCTGAGCGACACCGGCCGCCTGCGACGCAGCTTCAGCGTCCAGACCGGCGCGCACCAGGTGGCGGTGGGCACCAACGTCGCCTACGCCGCACCGCTGCACTTCGGCGCCAAGATCGGGCCGCACGTCATTCGGCCCCGGGCGGGCCGGGCCCTGTTCTGGCCCGGCGCGGCCCATCCGGTGAAACAGGTGCGGCACCCGGGCTGCACCATCCCGGCACGGCCCTTTCTGCTGGTGGCCGCCGAGGACTGGCCGAAAATTCACCGCGCGTTGTTGCGGCATGTGACCGGCGGCTGAATTTGCCCTGTGAGCCGCTGCCGGCGGCGAGACGGGCAACGGGCCAGGTTTGGAAAAAAGTCGCAACACGCAAAAATTTAAAGAGGGTTTAAAGGGGGTTCCGATCATGAGCCGTGAAGTCAAAACCGCCATACAGACCGCCGGCGCGCATCACAGCGCCCCATTCCCGCAAAACGCCTGCCGCGCGGCCCTGAATTTCGAGCTGGCGGCGGCCGAGGCGCCGCCGGCCGAGCTGCCCCTGATACCCGCCGGGGAGACGGTGCGGGGCCGCGACGGCCGGGCCTGGCGCAACCCCGACCCGCAGGGCGTGGTCGATTATTTCGCCGCCCGCGGACTTGACGTGCCCATCGACATCGAACACGCCACGGAACTCAAGGCGCCCCAGGGCGATCCGGCCCCGGCGGCGGCCTGGATCAAGGGCCTGGAAGTGCGCGACGGCGGCGCGGTGTGGGGCCGGGTGGACTGGACCCCCAAGGGCGCGGAGCTGGTGCGCAACCGGGAATACCGCTACTACTCGCCGGTGCTGCTCTACGATCCGCGGACCCTGGTCATTCACGGGGTCGCCTCGGTGGGGCTGACCAACAAGCCGAACCTCGACGTTCTGGCTCTCAACCATCAACAGAAGGAGATTGCGATGCTGCCCAAGGAACTGCTGGCCAAGCTCGGCCTGCCCGAGACGGCCACCCTCGTTGAAGCCCTCAATGCCATCGGCACCCTGCAGAGCGATGTGCAAACGGCCCTGAACCGGGCGCAAACCCCCAGCCTCGACAAGTTCGTGCCGCGGGCGGATTACGATGCCGCCCTGGCGCGGGCGGGCAACGCCGAGCAGCAGCTCAAACAGAAGACCGATGCCGAACTGGAGACGGCCATCAACCGCGAAGTCGATGCGGCCCTGCAGTCCGGCAAGATCGTCCCGGCCACCAAGGATTTCTACGTGGCCATGTGCCGTCAAGCGGGCGGACTGGAGCAGTTCAAGCAGTTTGTCCAGGCCGCGCCGGTGGTGGGCGATCCTTCCGGGCTGGATGGCAAAACGCCCGCCGGATCCGCCCAAGCCCTGAACGCCGAGGAACGGAAAGTGGTGGCGGCGTTGGGCCTGACCGAAGAGGAATACTTGAAGCAGGCTGCAGGCTGAAGACTGAAGTCATCGTTTTTTCACCCTTTTGAGCAAGGAGTTGCCGTATGTCCGCATTGACCACGGAACGCGATACCCCCCGCCGCACGGGCGACAGGCTGAGCCTGCCGTCGGCGGCCGCCAAGACCTATTTCGCCGGCGCCCTGGTGGCCCGGGATGCCGCCGGCCGGGCCACTCCGGGCGCCACGGCCGTCGGCCTGCGCGGTGTCGGCCGCTGCCGGGAAACCGTCGACAACAGCGCCGGCGGCAATGATGCCGTCCAGGTGCCCATCGAACGCGGCATCTTCCGCTTTGGCAATTCGGCCGACGCCGACGCCCTGGGCCGCGCCGACATCGGTCAGGACTGCTACATGGTGGACGATCAGACCGTCGCCAAAACCGACGGCACCGGCACCCGCTCGGTGGCCGGCAAGGTGTTCGACGTGGACGCTTTGGGCGTCTGGGTCGATCTGCGTTAATCGGCCCTTAACCCTTATTGAATGGAGCTTTGACCATGATCATCAACCGCAGCAACCTCGATCATCTGACCCGGGGCTTCAAGGCCAGCTTCCAGCGCGGCTTTGCCGGCGTGGCGCCGCTCTGGGGCAAGGTGGCCACCCTGGTGCCTTCGAGCACGGCCAGCGAGGATTACGGCTGGCTGGGCAAGATTCCCGGCATGCGCGAATGGATCGGCGATCGGCAGATCAACAACCTCAAGCAGCATGACTACAACATCAAAAACAAATCCTTCGAGAACACCGTCGGCGTGGATCGCGATCATATCGATGACGATCAGTTCGGCATTTACGCGCCGATGATGGAAACCCTGGGACAGACCGCCGCCGAGCATCCGGACATTCTGGTGTTCGGGTTGCTGGCCGCCGGGTTCGCGACGCGCTGCTACGACGGCCAGTACTTCTTCGACGCCGACCATCCGGTCATCGGCGCCGACGGCGAGACGGCCAGCGTCAGCAACCTCCAGGCCGGCAGCGATGCCCCCTGGTTTCTGCTCGACACCCGCCGGCCCCTCAAGCCCCTGATCTATCAGGAGCGCAAAAAGCCCAACTTCGTGGCCCTGAATCAGGACACGGACGACAACGTCTTTATGCGGAAAGAATACCTCTACGGAGTGGACAGCCGCTGCAACGTCGGTTTCGGCTTCTGGCAGATGGCCTTCGGTTCCAAGGCGGCGTTGTCGGCGGAAAACTTCGAGGCCGCCTATGCCGCCATGGGGGCCTTCAAGGGCGATCACGGCAGTCCTCTGGGGGTGCGCCCCAACCTGCTGGTGGTCGGTCCGGGCCTGTCCGGTGCGGCGCGCCAAATCGTCGAGGCACAGCTCATCAACGGCGGCGACAGCAACACCAACTACAAGCGCGTCGATCTGCTCGAAGTGCCCTGGCTGGCGTAGGCCACCAGGCTGAAGGCTGAAGACCGAGGGCCATTCCTTATGCCTTCGGTCTTCAGTCGGCCTTTACTTATCACCAAGGAGACCGCCCATGATTCGCATTACCGCAAAACGGCCGGGCTTTCGGCGCTGCGGCGTGGCCCACCCCGCGGCGCCCACGGATTACCCCGACGATCATTTCAGCGCCGAACAGCTGGCGGTGCTGAGAGCCGAACCGATGTTGACGGTAGAAGCGGCGCCGATTAAAAAGACCACCGGCAAAACCAAGGAGTAGCCCATGCCCTACTGCACCCTGGCGGATATCCGCGAGCGCATTCCGGACAAGGTCATCATCCAGCTGACGGACGATGCGCGTACCGGCGACATCGATGTGGCCCGGGTGGCGGCGGCCATCGCCCGGGCCGACGGGGAAATCGACGCCTGGTGCGGAACCCGCTACCGGGTGCCCTTTGCCGCCGTGCCGCCGGTCATCGGCCAGCTTTCGGCGGACATGGCCGTGTATCACCTCTACGCCCGCAAGGCGGAGAAGATCCCCGACACCCGGGCGGCCGGTTACAAAAACGCCGTGGAGTTGCTCAAGGAAATCTCCCGAGGCAACGTCTCCCTGGGGGCCGAGGGTGTGGTCGAAGGTCGAACCGGCGGCGGCGCGGCGGTAGTGGGCGGCGGCGGGCGGCGGCTGACCCGCGACACCCTGGAGGGGGGATTCTGATGACCATCGGCGAGATCGAGGACGTGCTCATCGAGGCCGTGACCGGCTTGGCGCTGTTCGCCGTGGTCGATTCCATCGGCCGCGACAAGGAGCCGCCGGCGGACGCCATCTTCGACTATCCCTACGCTTCGGTGTTTTTCCTGGGAGACGAGGAAGTCTCCAACGCCGGCCGCCCCATCGACAAGCTGACCTTCGGGGTGCTGGTTTCGGTGAAAAATCTGGCCGGCGAAAAGGAAGCGGCCGCGGACGCCTATGCACTGGTCGATGGCGTGCGCGGGGCGCTGCGCGGGAAATCCCTGGGCGTCGCCGGCATCGAGCCGCTGTCCTGCGCGGCGCGGCAGCTGGTCGGCTACCAGGACGGCGTCATGACCTATTTGCTCCTGTTCACCACCCGGCAGTATCAGCCGGTGGTCACGGATTAACCACAAGGAGTTGCGACCATGCAGACCAAACGCCGCATCATTGCGGGCAAAATCGAGGCCGCCGAAGGCGTGCCGGAAACCCTGACGGCGGCCGATGCCGGCATTCTGGCGACGAAGCCGAGCTACACCCCGGATTTGGCCATGCTGCCGCGCAACGTGTTGCTGGCCACCTTCAGCAAGCTGCCGGATCTGACCACCACGCGCCTGGCGCGCATCGCCTTCAAGGCCGAGGTCATGGGCCGCGGCCTGCCCTACGCCGCCGGCACCCTGCCGCGGCTGGATCCCTATCTGCGGGCCTGCGGCCTGGTGCCGACGGTGGACGCGACCGAAGGCGAGGAAAAGGTCACCTACGCCCGCGCCGCCGCCGGCATTCCGAGCCTGACCCTGGCCTTTTTGGACGATGACGGCGCCGGCGGCGCGGTGATCAAACGGATTGCCGGCGCGCGCGGCAACGTGGTCTTCAGCGGTCAGGTGGGACAGCCGCTGTATGCCCGTTTCGAGTTCACGGGGGCCTATCTGCCGGTGGCCGACGGCGCGCGCCTGGTCGCCGCCTATGACGAGGTGTTGCCGCCGCAGCTGCTGGCCGCCAACTTCAACATCGACGGCTTTGCGCCGGTGCTGCAGGGCTTTGAAATCAACCTCGGCAATACCCTGGCCGGCCGGCCCGATCTCAACGCCGCCGGCGGCTACCGCAGTTTCGAGATTACCGACGGCGACACCCGCGGCAAGTTCGATCCGGAGATGGTCAAGGTGGCCACGCGCGACTATTACGGCGACTGGGCGGCCGGTCTGACCGGCGCCCTCAACGTGGGCGCCTTCGGCCCGGCCCAATACAACAAGGTGCGCCTGGCCGCCCCGAAGCTGCGCACCACGGATGTGCAGGAGGCCGAACGCGAAGGCCAGATGACCCTGGAGGTGCAGGTGCAGCTGGCCATGAACGCCGGCGATGACGAATTGACCCTGGAGTTTTCCTGATGACCGAGACCTGCGTAAAAACCTACCGCCTCGGCGGGCGCGTCTACGAGCAGCGGCCCCTGGTGCTGGGGCAGATTCGGCAGCTGGAGGAACTGCTGCAGGACATCCCCTGGGAGACAACCGCCGGCGCCGCCGATCTGCTGCGGCTGCTCGGCGACAAGCTGCCCCTGGCGGCGGCGGTGGTGCTGCGGCCCAAGCGTCCCTGGCCGTTGTGCCTGCTGTATGAGCCGCGCCGCAAGAACCTCCGGCGGCTGGCCAGGCGGCTGGCCTATGATCTGGATCTGGCCGCCGGCTACCAGGTGGTGGCCGATTTTTTCGTCTGCAACCCGGTACGGTCGTTTTTGCTGCGGCTGACCGGGGTGCTGCAGGAAACCGGGGCCATGCCGCCGGCGACGGCATCGCCGAGCT